GGACCTTGCAGTAACCCTGGCCGAGTTGAAACGTGAGGGTTTCCCCAAACTTGGGGAGGCTTTGATGTCCTCGATTCGACAAGGGCGAGCCATCCAGCAGAGCTTAGGAATAAGCTCCAAGGAATATCTCGCTTGGGAGTTCGGCGCTAAGCCGTTGCTCTCAGATTACTTAAAGGCTGTACGGACGTTTGCAGATTATCGCAGCCGTCTTGACAGCTTTGTGCAAGGCTCCGGTGAGTTGTTACACCGGACTTATACCTTCCCTATTGAGCGTACGACGACGACTTATCCGGCTTTCAGTTGCCCCTTGGGGGCACTATCGCCGAGTTCGTCGCCGCTGTCGCTTTTCCAGGGGTCGAGCACAGGTACCGGCATCCGCACCCTCACGCAAACAAGACGCGTGTGGTTCAGCGGTGCATACACCTATTATTATCCTGCGGGTGACTCTTTAATCACCCTTGGGAAACAGGCCGAAGCGCTGGTAAACCAGCTACTCGGTCAGCGCCTAGGCGCTGATGTAATTTGGAACCTGGCTCCATGGAGCTGGCTATCCGACTGGAAACTCAACATTGGACAGAACATCGCCAACGCTGAGCTACTGGCCCAAGATGGTTTGGTGCTGAAATACGGCTACCTCATGTCCGAGACAATCTCGGATAACGAGATCACCGTCACGGGACCGGTGACAAAATCCGGCAACCGTGGACCTTGGAAGACGATATATAGAACACACGTCAAATCCAGGGTCAAAGCATCACCCTACGGATTCGCCATTTCACCGACGAGTTTTACTGCTCGTCAGTGGGCGATACTAGGAGCTTTGGGATTCACTAAGGCACCTGGTGTCCTGCACTAGATTGTGCGGGATAGGCACCACTCGTGTGGCAATCATGCCATATGAGCCCTCTAACTGCAAAGGCAATGGTCATGTTCGCCGACCCACAGTCAGTTACGATTTCACCCGCATCTGCTCTCTCTCTTCCGAGGGTGAGCAGCGGTGACAACTTCGGCAAGTTTTCATCTGCCGATGGAGCCATCACAGAGACCGTCAAGCACAGCTATGGTAAGCGTGCTCGGCGGACTTGGCGGATCAATCACAGTAAGATCGTGCCCGATCCCCTTGTCCCGGCGCAGAACACGCCCTACTCGATGAGTTTTTACATCGTGGCGGACGTGCCAAACGTTGGGTACTCGGTTGCCGAGCAGAAGGCCGTCGTTGACGGCGCTCTTGCTCAGCTTCAGGCTACGAGCGGACTGCTCATCACCAAGTTCCTTGGTGGTGAGAACTGACACTCCATATTTCTTGGGGTATCACCTTCTGGCCGGGCGGCCCCCTCAAGGGGTCGTTTGGCTTGGAGGTGACGTCGGCATACATCGGCCTATGGATGACCCACCCAACTAATTAAGATTGGGGAGCCATGAAAAGCCTGATGTTGCTTATGCAGGAGGTCCTCGAAGATCTGGGGACCTGGTGTTGCACAAGTACCACGCGCGATTATAACACGGTCGCGCGTCGGGTTGAAGACGAGGGGTGGTCGTTTCTCACGATCACCCTGGCGAACTTTGGGACGGATTTCCGAAAAAGTTTGTCCCAAGGCTACGTCGGTCACGACCAGTTCTTGAGTTTTTCCAAGGCTGGCGGTCTCCCTCGATTTC